ACCAAAATCAAATGGCGTCTGGCGCTCGATCGACAGCGTGAATTCATCGCCATCAATTGCGTCAATAGTCCCGCCATAAGGCCACAGCGTCACCTCATCGCCGACGTTGAAAACCGGGGCGGCAAGGGTCGCTGAAATGTCAGCATCAGTGACCGTCAAATGCTCGCTGGTGAAATAGACCCGGTAAAGCTGGGGGCCGGGGGAAGGAACCTCCTCGCCCACGACCCCCACGGAGCCGTCACCAAGCTGCACCAGGTCACCGATGCCGGCCATTACGCGACGTTATGAATAAACCGCACGATGCGAATGTTCTTCGCTTCCCAGCGCCGCGCCCAGTTGCCGCTGGTAGCCAACTCGGCGTTGGTCGGAGTTGCAGCCGCAGCCGTGCCGGTCCATGCCACGCCACGCGGGTGCATCACGAACTTGCGCCTGGTGTACAGGGCGTCCGTACCACCGTTCTTGTCAGGATGGCGATACGCCTCGTTGGCGTTGGGCTGCATCTCATCGACGAAGCTCACGGCGCCCTGACCGAACAGGTAGCTGGTGTAAACGCCCGACGTCACCGGCATGTTGTCATCCACGTACACCCTGCGACCCTGGAACGAGCGAATGGTCAGCTTGCCTTCTGAGTCGGGAATGAAGTCGATCAGGTCCAGCACCCGCAAAGACGCCTCGACAGCAGAGTGCATGGCGATGTCGGTCAGAGCGTCGCCCTGATCGCCCAGCTTCTGGGTCGCATCGACAAACGCTTCGCCGTCAATGGTGTCCGCGCCGCCGCCAAGACCGGAGATGTCCAGCGTGTTGTCATTGAACGCGGCCATTGCGCCGTTGAGGGTGTTGATCAGCGTCACCTGAATGCGACGCGCCCAATACCCGCCGATCAGAGAGCCGATTGCAGCCATCGGGTCAGAGCCGCTCAGCGATGCCGACAGGTCGGAAGCGCCAAAGGCTTTTTCACGGGTCAACACGACCGCCACGTCTTTCTCGGTGTCGATCTTGTTGAGACTGATGTCAACCGTATCCACCCAGAGGTTGTCCGCACCGGACAGGTCCTGGAAAAACGGCAGGTTGATGGTAGTGCCCTCTCCGATCTGGATATCACTCACCGGCTGGATCACGCCTGATTGAATCAGGGCGGTCTTTTCGGCGGTGCGTTCCACTACGTAAGGGTTGAACACTTCAGGGACGATGACGTCCGCAAGTTTTGTTGCAGCCATGATAAGTACCTCGGTTAGTTGGGTTTGGTGCCGTTACCGGCGTAAATGGGGCACCGCCCCTAACTTGCTGGCACCGCCAGCCATTCCTTGTCGGGAAACCCGAGCAACTCCCGGGTCCAGCCCGACATTGATTTGATTCGGTCTTTCAATTCCGGCTGCTGGGCAGCCTCTTTCCAGCCCGCACGAAGGCGGGTAGCCTGCGTCCATGCCTCGGTGTCGAAGTAATGTGGTTCAGCGGTCAGCGGCATACCGCACAGAATGATCTGTTGGTAGCCGAACTCCATTGCCGCGATCTGGCACAGGTACAGGCCGCTGCAGCCAGACCACAGGAATTGCTTTACCAGATCCACGCGAACACCGGCCCATGCCTTGTGGGAGACGGCCACATAATCGGTGTTGAAGCCCTTGCGCTCGCGGAACCTCTGCCAGCGCTCGAACTTTTCCGGGTGCAGCGTGGCCCACAGCTTCAAATGGCCCCGGTAATCAGCCCCCGAATCGTTGACCGCTCCGATATCCGCGTCCGGAAACAGCGCCCGCGCCTCGCGCAACTCATCCCAAACGCCCCGGGCACCGCCCAGGGCAATCAGTTCAGGCACCCAGGCTCTTGCCGTGTTCGGCAGCCATCCTCTTGGCCCGTTCCGGGTCGGTCTTGAATATCCGCGCCTGCTCGGTCATGTTCCAGTCATCCGGAGCCCACGGGTTCTTGAGCTTGGCGCCATTGGCACCACCACCGGCTCCACCGCCCTGATTATTGGGCGCGTTGATGAACTTGCGGGCATAGTCGGTGCCAGCCCATTCCTTGCAGAACTCCTTCGGGCTGACCTCGCCGTATTCCGAGTCAATCACCACCTCGGCATCGCCTTCCTCGCTGATGTTGATCTTGCACTTGGGCGAATACCGCTCGACCAGCAGTTCCAGGAAGTCCGCGTCCTTCACGCCCGCCCGGCCAAACTCGGCCAGCAGCGTGTTGGTAACGCACTCGCGCCGGAACAGGGCCTCGTACTGCTGCGACTGCTGCTGGGCCTTCGCCAGGTCCTTTTCAAGCGGCTTGCGCGCGTTCTGCCGAATCCGCTCCAGTTCCTCCGGCGTCTTGCGCTCGCCGTCCTTACCATCGCCGGCCGGAATCTCCGCCTCGCCCGTCAAGTACGGGAGCAATGATTCAACCCGCTCGGAATCAATATCCGACAGGTCCAAATCCTCGATCTCCAGCAAGGGCGCAAACCGCCTTTTCAGGGCGTCCGCCTCCTTCCTCGCCTGGGTGCGCTCGCGCTTGGCGTTCTGCATCCCGTTTTTCAAACCCTGAATCGAGGGCAGTTCGTCAACACCCTCCGCATTCAGAAAATAACTTCCGTCCTCTGCTTCCTCATAAAGGCCCTTCAGGGACTCATCCAGTTCACCGAACTGCTCGGAATTAAGTACCGCTTTAATGGTCATGTCTTACCTCTGTCACCGACAGTTATGCGGCTACCAGCCGCGAATACCGCTCACGTTTCCGTAACCGGGCCAAATTGATCTTGTAGCAGGCGTTCTATTTCCTCCTCGGCATCAAGGTCAGCACGCAACACTTCACCGCGCTGCAACGCCTCGATGTAGGACAACTGGCTAATGCCACCGTCCTGCAATGCCTTGGTAAGTGCTATCAGGTCCGCGCTGGACATGCCCTGGGCCGTGTAATCGGTGTTGAGCTTGACCACCACCTCACCCTTGAGCCCGGTCCAGTCACGGGCGATCTCAAGGGCTTTGGTCAGCGCGATTGACACCGCCATTGCCAGCGACGCCAATACGCTGGCCTCGCCTTGTCTGTGAATCGCCGCCGTTTCCGCCGCCTCGGCCTGCTTCTTGTCCGGCGATAGCATCCGGGCGCCCAATACCGCCATTTGCTGCTCGGCATCCTGCAATGCCAATCGCTGCGCCGGAATACCCTGGCCTGATGGCTCGGATATCCCGAATTCGGCCTCCGCGCTGGTCGATGCCAGTAACGCGGTCGGACCCACCGAATCGAAGTTGCCGCTGTTTATCTCATCCTCGCTGACGCCCTTCACCCAGCGCGTGGACCCGGCCGCGATGAAATGCAGGGAATGCTTGTAGTCCGCGTCCATGCGGTAGTGGTCCAGATTCTTGTCCGCCAGGTCAATCAGCGGCGGCTTGCAGCAATGTGGTGTGCAGTCACGCGGGCCGGTAAAGATGAACGGAATGAAGTCCAGCCGCTTGCTATTCATGGACGGCAGGATGTCATCGCCAAACTGCACCCACTCCATGCGCGATTTCCCGCGCTGGCCTTCCAGTTCCTTGCGCCGGTAAAGTCGCTGCCGGTATAAAAGTTCACCGTCAAGGTCCAGTACCCGAATCTGCTCCACCTCGCGATCAGTGAACTCATCCTCCGGCTCGCTGGCCGTCTCCAGCAGCCGCACTTGGGTCAGCACCGTCTTGTTGCCAACCTGACCGACCCGCCAGTCGATAATGGCCTCGGTCTTGTACAGGCTCCAGAATGGCCGCAGGTTCATCCGGTCCGCCTCGGCCTGGGTAAAGCCCCCGGTTTCAACGCGCGGGAAGTCCACCAGAATGCCGGTCCTGCCCACCACCAGCACTTCCTCGGTCAGGGTCTCGGCAAAACCCTGAAAATCCATCCCGCCCAGCGTCACGTCTTCCATGAAAGCATTCATGCCTTCCGGGAATTCCTGCTCCGGCGGCTTGCGGAACACCATGCCGCTCAGACCGTCAACGGTGCGCCCGGTGGCGTTGAAAAACGAGGCCCGGGCCTTGAAGGCCGCGTATTCCGTGGCGTCCTGCCCACCCAGTGCAGGCAGATAATCCTCGCCCTTGTCCTTTACCGCCCGCTCACCGGCAGCCGCATCGCGCACGGCCGTCCACAGCGGTGTCAGTTCGTCATAGACGGGATTGGTCGAGTCAACTGCCATTTAAAAGCCCTTTGTTTTGACGCGCACGGTGACGCCTGGTTTTCTAGCCGTGATTACCCGACCCAGCGCATACCTGATCGCATCCCAGGTGTGGTTATGCGCGTCCACGATGTCCGGCAGTACCTGCCCCGACTTCTGATCCACCTTGTGCGAGTACAGCCGCGCCTCGTTGCGCGTGTGCTTGCAGCGCGAGTGGATTACGATTTCCTTGTAGGCCCGCAAGTGCTGGACGCCATCCTCTACCGAGCCCGGCCACTTCTTGACCGCCGCGATACGTGGCAGGCCATTGCGGCTCAGGTATGAGATGGACTCCGGCCGTGCGTTGTCGGCCAGCAGTTCGTACTTGGCAATTCCCGGTATCCGGTCTTCCAGAAACTCGGTGGTGTCATCCAGTTCCAGCTTGACCTCGACCGCCTCGCGCTCGATAAACAACCGGCTGTCGTGGATCCAGCACCGCACCCCGGCTGTCGGGTCTTGGGAGAAACCAAAGTCCAGCCCGTG